GTCAAATTTTTATATGCGGGGGTTTTGGGGAGGGGGGGATGTTATCAATAGGTGATTGAGGAAATTATAGACGGCCGCCTTCGGGCGGCTTTGTCATTTCTGGAGATGATATGGGATTGCGCGGGCCGAAGCCGCTACCGGCCAATGTGGTGCGCTTGAGGGGCAACCCGGGCAAGAAGACCGCCGCGCAGCTGATGGATTCGCTGCAGCCGGAGATCGATATCCCGGATTGCCCGGCACACCTGCTGCCGGCGGCGAAGAAGGAATGGAAGCGCATCACGCCGGAGCTGAAGCGCTACGGCCTGATCTCGCGGATCGACCGCGCCGCGCTATGCCTGTACGTGCAGAGTTGGGCCGAACTGGAATTCGCCGAGAAGCGGCTTAAGGGCGAGATCGCGCGCTACCAGACAAAGCGCGATGCGGTGGAAGCGACTGGCGCGGAATACGAAGGCGGTGACGGCCTGGTGCTGATCACCACCAATGGCAACCTGATCTACTCGCCGTGGTGGGTGATCGCCAACAAGGCGCGCCACCAAGTGGATAAGTTTCTCGCCAATTTCGGCATGTCGCCATCGGCGCGTGGTCGCGTCAGTCCCAGCAACCATCTGCAGCGCAATCTGTTCCCGGATGACGAAGACGGCGAATTCGAGGCGCTATGAGTAAGGATTTCGCGGCGATCGCGACGCAGTATGCGCGCGACGTGGTGGAAGGGCGGCAACTGGCCTGCCGTTGGGTCAAGCTGGCCTGCCAGCGCCACCTTGACAACCTGACCAAAGCCGAGGCCGGCTGGCTGTACCGGTTCAATCCGGAACTGATTGACGCGCGCGGCAAGGCCTACCGGCCGGCGCAGCGCATCTGCCAGTTCGCCGAACTGATGTCGCATATTAAGGGCGACTGGGCGAAGCGCGGCGAGTTGATCCGGCTGGAGCCTTGGCAGGTATTCGTGCTGGCCTCGATCTTCGGTTGGATCGTGACGGCCAGCGGCAAGCGCCGCTTCCGCACGGCGGATCTGTTCGTGCCGCGCAAGAACGCCAAGTCCACCCTGGCGGCTATCATAGGTTTGTACATGCTGGCGGTGGACGGAGAGTTTGGTGCCGAGGTTTATTCCGGTGCCACTTCCAAGGATCAGGCGTTCGAAGTGTTCCGGCCAGCGCGGCTGATGGCCATCGCCTCGCCCAAGTACCGCAGCACCTATGGCGTGATCCCCAACATCAGCAATCTGGCGATCACAGATACCAACAGCAAGTTCGAGCCGGTAATCGGCAAGCCCGGCGACGGTGCTTCGCCCAGCTGCGCCATCGTGGACGAGTACCACGAGCACGCCACCGACGAGCTGTACGAAACCATGGCCACTGGGCAGGGCGCCCGCTCGCAGCCGCTGATGCTGACCATCACCACTGCCGGCAGCAACATCGGCGGCCCGTGTTATCAGCACCAGGTGGCGCTGCAGAAGATTCTCGAAGGCGTGATCGAAAACGAGCAGCGCTTCGGCATCATCTACGGCATCGATATCGATGATGACTGGGCCAGCGAACAGGCGCTGCGCAAGGCCAACCCGAACTTCGACGTATCGGTGAGCGGGGAATTCCTGCTCAACGCGCTTAAGGAAGCGCTGCTCGATCCGCGCAAGCAGAGCACGTTCAAGACCAAGCACCTTAACGTCTGGGTCGCCAGCGCTTCTCCCTGGCTAAACCTGGAAAACCTGCAAAGCTGCGGCGATGCGCCGCCGCTGGAAGAGTTTCTCGGCGAGACCTGCCACATCGGCAAGGACTTGGCCAGCAAGGTCGATATCGCCAGCACCGTGCTCGAATTCACGCGCGAGATCGACGGCGAAAAGCATTACTACGCCTATAGCCGCAATTATCTGCCGGAAGCCGCAGTGCAGAAACCAGAGAATGGCCATTACCGCGGCTGGGTGGCGCAGGAGCACCTGATCGAAACCGCCGGCAACATGATCAGCCTGCGCCAGATTGAGGAAGATACCCTGCAGGACGCCGAGCGCTTCGTCATCAATGAGATCGCGCTCGATGCCTGGGGGGCGCGCGAAATGGCCCCCAATCTGCAGGAGGCCGGTTATACCGTCATCGATGTGCCGATGAACGTGAAATACCTGAGCGAACCGATGAAAGACCTCGCCGCGCTGATCGATGCTGGCCGCTTTCATCACGACGGCAACCTGGCCTTCGTGTGGATGATGAGCAATGTCGAGGTCGCGCCCGACCGCAACGACAATATCTTTCCGCGCAAAAACAGCGCGGAAAAGAAAATCGACGCCGCGGTGGCGCTCATCGTCGCGCATAGCCGCGCCATGGTGAATGCGGAGAGCACGGACAGCATCTACAACCAACGCGGGATCATCGTGGTCTGACATGAAAAAACACTTCCAGCGTTTGAAGGCATGGCTGGCCGCGCTTGGCCGCCGCTCCGCGCCGATGGCCATTGCCCTGGCCGGCATGCTCGATCTGCGCGACCTGTTCTGCTTCGGCGGGCTGGGACTGCTGGCCTATGGGCTGCATCTGGTATATCCGCCGGCGGCGTACATCGCGCCCGGTGCCATCCTGCTCTGGATGGGAGTGCGCTGATGGGCATCATCAGCCGCATCGAGGAACAGCGCGCCGTTTCCGCCGCCCTGGGGCCACCGCGCGACCCTGTCATCGCCGAATGGTTCGGCGGCAATAGTTCCAATAGTGGGCTATCGGTCACCGCCGACAGCGCGATGCGCGTCACCGCTGTATTCCGCGCGGTCGCCATCCTGGCGCAGACCTATGCCTCGCTGCCGCTGGGGGTATATCGCCTGACGGCAAACGGCGGCAAGGAACGCGACCGCGCGCACCCGCTCGACCCGGTGCTGACCCAGCGCCCCAACCGCTGGCAGACCAGCTTCGAGTGGCGCGAAATGATGTCCGGCCACTTCGCACTGCGTGGCCGCTGTTATTCCGAGATCGTCGCCACCGGCGGACAGGCGGTGGCCGAGTTGATCCCGCTGCATCCCGACCGCGTGCGGCCGTTCCGCGCATCCGATGGGCGCCTGGCCTTCGCCTATTCGCCGCCCGACGGCGGCATGCGCGTGATCCTGCAATCCGAAATGCATTTCATGCATGGCCTGGCCACCGGCGCCGATGGCATCACGCCACTATCGCCGATCGCCGCCTGCCGCGAGGCCATCGGCCTGGCGCTGGCCACCGAGGAACACGGCGCGCGCCTGTTTGCCAACGGCACGCGCCTCGGTGGTGTGCTCAAGATGGCCGGACGCCTCAAGGACGACGCTGCTCGCACCACCTTGCTGAAAAGCTGGAAAGAAGCCTACAGCGGCGTGCGCAATACCGGCAAGACCGCGCTGCTGGAAGACGGCATGGAATGGCAGGGACTGGGCATGACCAACGAGGACGCGCAGTTCCTAGAATCGCGCAAAATGCAGATCGCCGAGATCGCCCGCATTTTTGGCGTGCCGCTGCATATGCTGGCCGAACTTGACCGCAGCACCAACAACAACATTGAGCACCAGGGCATGGAATTCGTCACCCACACGGTGCGTCCGGGCGCGGTACGGCGCGAGGAAGCGATGGAGCGCGACCTGCTCAGCGGCACCTCGGCGCGCACGCATTGCATCTACTACGACCTGGACGGACTGATGCGTGGCGATTCCGCGGCGCGCGCCACCTTCAGCGGCAGCATGTTGCAAAATGGCGTGTTCAACCGCAACGAAGTGCGCGTGAGCGAAGGCAAGAACCCGGTCGATGCCGCCGGCATGAATGATTACACGGTGCAGAGCAACATGGCGCTGATTCAATTGCTCGACACTTTGAGCAAAGCCGCCAACCAGAACAACCCGCAAGGAGCCATCCAATGAAGACCAAGGAAACTCGCGTTTCGGCCCTGGAGCTGCGCGTCATGGCTGCCGATGGCGCGCCGACCAGGATTGTCGGCCACGCCGCCAAATTCGACGTGCTGTCGGAAGACCTCGGCGGCTTCCGCGAACGCATCGCGCCAGGCGCCTTCGCCAAATCCATCCAGTCCAGCGATATCCGCGCGCTGTGGAACCATGATGCCAATATCGTGCTCGGCCGCAACAAGGCCGGCACATTGCGCTTGTCGGAAGACCTCGCCGGCCTGGCGTTTGAGGTGGATGCCCCCGAAACCCAGCTGGTGCGCGACATGGTGATGGCGCCGATCGCGCGCGGCGATGTCAACCAGTGCTCGTTCGGCTTCTATACCATCAGCGACAAATGGGCCAAGGTCGACGGCGAATGGATCCGCACGCTGCTTGAATGCGACCTGCTCGACGTATCGCCGGTCACCTATGCGGCCTACGTGCAGACCGACGTGGCGGTGCGTGCCATGCAGCAAGCCATGCAGCAGGCGGCACCGCCGGACGAAAGCTGGCGCCCCGGCTTGCTGCGCCGCCATCTGGAGCTGGCGCTTTAAGCGTACAGAGCCTGCATTTTTCGGACAACGAGCCGCCCCGGGCAACCGCAGCGGCTTTTTCGTTTCCGGCATTCCGCGCCAAGCCTGGGTCGGCGGATGCTTCACGGTATTGATCGGCCCGGGCATTTTCTTAACAAGGAGATTCACATGAAGCGCACCTCGTTCATCACGTTGGCGTTCGTCGCATTGGCATTGGTGTTCGCAATGCCGGTGATGGCGGATGCCGGTTTCATCCACCTCGCCACCCTGGACCCGCATACTCTTGCCCTGGGCTCGGCATTGCTGATGCTCGGCAAGATCGACCTCAAGGAGCTGCGCGACCAGCGCGGCAAGCTGGTGCACGACGCGCGCCAGATCGTCGACAAGGCCGAAGCCGAAAAGCGCGCCCTGACCGCGGAAGAAGACGGCCAGTTCAAGGAACTGGTCGGCAAGCAGGAAGAACTGCGCGCCAAAATCGAACGCGAAGAGAAACTGGCCGAAGCCGAGCGCCAAACCGCCGAAGCCGAGCTGCGCAGCCGAGATGCGGCCGGCGGCAAGGGCGCCAGCGGCGAGGAAGGCGAACAACGCACCTTCGGCAAGCGCGGCGCGCCGGAATACAATTCCGCCTTTCGCAAGTTCCTGGCTGGCGGCCGCGGCGTGCTCACCGATGGCGAGATCCGCGCGCTGCAGGCCGACAGCGATCCCGCCGGCGGCTACATGGTCGCGCCCGAGCAGTTCGTCGATACGCTGATCAAGTTCGTCGATAACGCGGTGTTCATCCGCGCGCGCGCCACCAAGTTCCGCGTCGAAACCGCGGCCAGCATGGGCGCAGCCTCGCTCGACGCCGATCCGGCAGATGCCGACTGGACCAGCGAAATCGCCACCGGCAGCGAAGATTCCACCATGGCCTTCGGCAAACGCGAGCTGCAACCGCGGCCGCTGGCCAAGCGCATCAAGATCAGCAAGAAGCTGCTGCGCCAGGTGGCCAGCGCCGAAGGCCTGGTCAACGCGCGCCTGGGCTACAAGTTCGGCGTGACCCAGGAGAAGGCGTTCATGACCGGCAGCGGCGCCAACCAGCCGCTGGGCATTTTCACCGCCAGCGCCAACGGCATCAGCACCGGCCGCGACGTTGCCACCGGCAATGCCGCCACCGCGCCCACCTTCGACGGTCTGATCTCCGCCAAGTATGCGCTCAAGGGCCAATACTGGGCCAAGGCCGAATGGGTGTTCCACCGCGACGTGATGGCCATCATCGCCAAGCTCAAGGATGGCGACGGCCAGTACCTGTGGCGCGAAAGCACCCGCGCCGGCGAGCCGGACCGCCTGCTCAACCTGCCGTTCAACATGTCGGAATACGCGCCCAACACGCTGACCACCGGCCTGTACGTCGGCGTCCTGGGCGACTTCAGCAACTACTGGATCTGCGACGCGCTGGACATGCAGGTGCAGCGCCTCGAGGAGCTGTATGCCGAAACCAACCAGACCGGCTTCATCGGCCGCCTGGAAACCGACGGCATGCCGGTGCTGGAAGAAGCCTTCGTCCGCGTCAAGCTGGGCTAATCCATCCGCAATCAGGCATGAGTGCATGGCACTCATGCCTCCAATTATCGCAACCAGGAGAACACCATGAACCGCGATCTGCATAACAACATCAAGGTATCGCGCGGCCTTAGCCCCGTCGCCGCCGGCACCGACAATACCCCGTATGTGTCCGAGATCATCGACACTGCCAATTTCAACGCCACCGAGTTCCTGATCCTGATCGGCGCCAACACCGATGCGGATGCCACTTTTACTGTATTGGTGGAAGACGGTGCCGTCGCCAACCTGTCGGATCACGCCGCCGTGGATGATGCCTATCTGCTGGGCACCGAGGCTGGCGCCAGCTTCACTTACGCCAATGACAACGAGACGCGCAAGATCGGCTATATCGGCGCCAAACGTTACGTGCGCGTAACCATCACCCCGGCCAACAACGGCGCAGGCAATATCTACATGGCCGGCTGCTGGCTGCAGAGCGGTGCCCGCGTCGCCCCCCAGGCCTAACCTCAACCAGATAGCCCCGGCGGAATGATCCGCCGGAGTCAAGGAGAAAATCATGCCAGATGTAACCTATGGCCCCAAGGTCTACGACAAACAGGGCGGCGATGAAATCGTCGTCGCCAGCGGCGGCAAAATCACCGAAGAACCCGGCGGTGCTATCCTGGGCCGCCAGGCATTAAATGCGGACATGGCCGACAGCGGAACCGCCGGCAGTTCGTTCGTCGTATGTCCGTTCGCTGGAACGCTGGTCGGATTGGCGGCGGTAAATCATGTCGCCAACACCACCACCAAAACTGTTCTGACAGCGAAGATCGCAGGTCAGGCAGTCACCATCCCAGCATGGGAAATCGCCGTGACACAGGCTGCGGGTGTTTCGAGCGCGGTTGTTCCTACCGCTGCGAATACCGTGGCGGCTGGAGATGTCATTGAATTCATTTCCGACGGCGGCAGCGCCACGGCAGCGCAAAAGACCACATTCACCGCCACTATCCTTCGTACTTCGTAAGGGGAAAGCCATGAGCTACGCCGAGAGACATGTTGTCGCAGTCATCACGGCGGCGGATGGGTCGGCAACGGCCTACTCTCCCGTCGTTACCGGCCACCTGTCGCAGATTCGCTATGTCAAGACGGACTTCGATGCCGGGGTTGATTTCACCATCACCGCCGAAGCTACCGGCGAAATTCTATGGGCCGAGAATGACGTCAATGCCGATGCGATCCGCGCGCCACGGCAGGCGACGCATTCAACTTCCGGCGTGGCCGCGCTATATGCCGCAGCCGGCCAGCCGGTGAACGATAAGATAGCGCTGGCCAAAGACCGGATAAAGATCGTCATCGCCGCCGGCGGCAATGTCAAGTCCGGCACCTTCCACATCATCCTGGAGTAACCATCATGCTCACCGATGCCCGCGCCAATGCCATCCTCGACACCGAATTCGCCGCTGCCGACAAGATGTCGCTGCATACCGCCTATTCCGCTACCGGAGCCAGCGAAGTCACTGGTGGCACATATGCCAAGCAGACCATCACCTGGGGCGCTGCTGCCTCGCGCAGCAAGGCCAGTTCCGGCAACATCGATTTTGCCATTCCCGCCGGCACTACGGTGGCCTGGATCGGCGTATGGAATTCCGCATTGACGGTGTTTCGTGGCATGTGGCCGAACGGCGGCACCGATTATTCGTTCCAGCTCGATGTAGCCACCAATAACCGCATTTATGCCGAAGGCATCGGCCTGGCCAATGATGACCGGGTAACATTCACCGGCGCCACGGTGCCGGGCGGACTGACTGCCGGTACGGCTTATTACGTGGTGGGCATGACCGCCGCCGATCCGGATTATTTCCAGGTGGCGGCCACCCAGGGCGGTGCGGCCATCGACATCACTTCCCAACCGTCCGCCGACGCGCGGGTGTCGAAAATCGTGCTGGAAGCCTACGCCGGCGCTGGCACGCATCGCGTCAGCAGCTTTGCGGTGGGGCTATAATCCTGACCACGGTCTGGCGCCATTCACGGATCGACAACTGATGCGCATCGGCAATTGTGCCATTCACGCCCTCGTCCGCTGGATCAAGCGGGGGGGATGGTTGATCCTGCGGCGGTCCCCGTTCGGGCCATACCCCCACATGATGCACACCGACCATCTTCCGGAGAATTTGCCGGTAAGTCAATTTGTCAGCGATGACGAGTCGATCCCGTGGTGGCATATATTTTTCAAGGGGCATCTCATGCATCAAGTTGGGTCCATCAAGGCCCCGCCCGTCAAGGGCCGTTTCGATTGGGTACTGCTGGTATTTGTCCTGTCCGTGTTGGCGAGCCTCGCTGGCACACTGACATTCGCCGTCAGATACGCCATTTCATTCATCATCTAAGGAGCAAGCCATGCAAGTGAAAATGCTGACATTGGAAAGCGGTCCCGCAGGAAGCTTCCAGCCGGGGGATGTGCGCACCGTGACGGAAGAGCACGGGCGCGAACTGATCGCCGGCCACCATGCGGAGGAGATGCCGCCGCTGCCGGAGCAGGCCACGGCCCGTCCCGGCGAAAAGGCGGTCATGCCGACCGCTGCGGAAGCGGATGCCAAGAAGCACCTGGCCAATATCGCCACCGCCGGCAAGCCGAAGAAAAAGACGGCCGCACCCAAGGCCGATAACAGCGATAACACCGGCAGCTGATCGCCATGGCTGGACTGGCCCTATTTCTCCCCCCGGCGGCTGAACCGTTGACCGCGGCCGAAGCGGCGCTGCATTGCCGCATCGACGCCAGCAACCAGGAACCGCCGCCCGCCGCGATCACCGCCGCGCTGGCGTCTCCCGCCGCGCCCGGCAACCTGTCGGCCGGCGCCTACCGCTGGCTGGTGACTTTCGTCACCGCCGACGGCGAAACGCAGGCCGGTGAAATCTCCGCGCCGGTCACCATCGCCAACCCCGCCGTCAACGGCAAGGCCGCTCTGTCCGCCATTCCCATCGGCGGCTCGCTGGTGACGGCGCGCAAGCTATATCGCACGCAGGCCGGCGGCAGCGTGTTCTATCTGGCCGCGACCATTGCCGACAATGTCACCAGCATCTATACCGACAACATCGCCGATGCCTCTCTCGGCGCGCAGGCGCCCCTCGCCAACACCACCAGCGATCCTGCCCTGCGGACGCTAATCATGGCGGCGCGGGTGAATGCGGAGAGCATGACGCGCAGCGCCCTGGTCACGCAGACCTGGGATCTGTACCTGGATCGTTTTCCGCAATGGGAGATGCACATTCCGCTGCCGCCACTGCAATCGGTATCCGCCATCACCTACGTCGATACCGACGGCGTCACGCAGGCGCTGGCCGCCGACCAGTATCAGGTGGATGCGAACAGTGCGCCGGGGCGCATCACGCCGGCCTACGGCAAGGTGTGGCCGATCGCGCGCTGGCAGAACAATGCGGTCAAGGTGCGCTTCGTCTGTGGCTACGGCGATGCCGCCGCGGTGCCGGAAAACATCAAGCTGTGGATGAAAGCGCGCATCAAGCATTTCTACGACCAGGGCGCGCCGGTCAATGTCGGCGGCGTGGTCACCGAGTTCCCGCGCTCCTATGTCGACGGCCTGCTGGACGCGTCGACTTATCCTTCCTATGCCTGGGAATCCTGCTGATGACCTGGAGAATCCGACATGACTAAACCCTGGACCATCCCAGCAGACCTGTTCGCCGGCGAGACCGTCGCCATCCTGGGCGCCGGGCCGGACATGAGCGCCGAGCTGGCGGAGCGCGCGCGCGCGTTCAAGACCATCGCCGTCAACCGCGCCGTCAGGTTCGCGCCCAACGCCGACATGTTCGTCGCGCTCGATCCGCACCACCCGTTCTGGGACGCCGCCGCCGACTTCAAGGGCATCAGGGTGTGCGGCGTGGAATGCGATTATGACGCGCTCTATCCCGGCATGATGTACGAGCGCGTCGAAATCGCGCCCGGCCATACCATCGAGATCCGCAACAACGCGCTGGCCGCCATCCGCATCGCCGCGCTGGCCGGCGCGAAGAAGATACTCCTGCTCGGCTTCGACCCGGAGCGCTACGAGGAGGTGCACGCGCATACCGGTTTCTACGGCCTGGTGCAGGGGCTGGCGCAGATCATCGCCGAACTGCGCGGCCAGGGCATCGAAGTGGAGCGCATCGATTCGACCGAGCAGTTCCCCGGCACGCGGCCGCCGCGCCGCACGAAAAAGGCCAGGGCGTGAACACCGTGGCGCTCGATACGCGCTGCCGCATCGAATACAAGTCGGTCACGCTCGATCCGGTCTACGGCAGCGAGGTGATCGAATGGAAGCTGCTCGCCGTGCGCTGGTGCAGCCTGCAGGACGTGCTGCCGTCGCGTTTCCCATCCGAGGAGATCAGGCAGGGCCTGAATGTGGCAAAAAACCAGACACGTGTGCGCCTGCGCTATTGCACCGATATCGACTCCAGCATGCGCCTGGTGGTCTACCTGCCGCAGCGCACGGTATTGCAGATCGTCGCCGGGCCAGCCGTGCTGGGCAACAAGGAAGGCATCGAGCTGATGGTGGAGAAGTATTCGAGCTGACATGGCGAGCGAACAACACATCAAGGGACTTTCCGACCTGCAGAAGTTTCTGGACCAGCTCGCGCCGAAGATGGAAGCCAACGTCATGCGCAACGCCTTGCGCGCCGGCATGAAACCGGTGCAATCCGATGCCAAGGCGCACGTCAGCGTGGTATCTGGGGAATTGCGCGATGGCCTGAAAATCTCCACCGGCGTCAAGGATGGCCGCGTCACGGCGCGGCTCAGGACGACCGGCAAGCATGCCTTCGTCGCCCACTGGGTCGAATTCGGCACCGCGCCGCATGAGATCCGCCCCAAGGGCGCGCTTTCGCTGCTGATCGCCGGCTGGTTCGGCATGGTGGTCGAGCACCCCGGTGCCAAGCCGCACCCGTTCATGCGCCCGGCACTGGACGCGCGCGCGCATGACGCCGTGGTGGCATCGGCGGAATATATCAAAGGCCGGCTGGCCACCAAATACGGCCTGGACACCGCCGGCATCGACATCGGGGACGAAGCATGAGCGGCGTCGCGGTGGTGCGCTACCTGCTGGCCACCAACGCCGGCGTGACCGCAGTCGTGCCCGCCGCGCGCATCGTGGCTGGAGATATCCCGATCGATTTTGCCATGCCGGCAATCGCCGTGCGGCAGATCAGCAGCGTGCCTGACAACCGCATCCGCGCCAACGAGGCCAACAAGGCGCACACCGACCGCGTGCAGGTCACGGTGTACCGCGGGGCATCTCCGGACGATGCCGGCTATCCGGGGCTGAAGGCGCTGCTCGACCTGGTGCTGGCGGCGTGCCCCAGCCAGCGCGGCACGCTCAACGGAGTATCGGTGCAGAGCATCGTGCCGGACATCGAAGGCCCCGACCTGCCGATCAGTGAACTGTCGATTTTCACCCGCTCGCGCGATTTCATCGTGCGCTGGGTCGGCGCCTGACGCGCCGCGTTTTACCGAGCAATGCCCCCGGCCGCTTCCAGCGGCTTTTTTTTATGACCGTCGAAAGAAGGAAACCATCATGAACCGTATCAAATCGCTGTTGCTGCACCTCTTTGCGGCGGTCCGCGAGCCGCTGTACCACATTTCCGATGGCTACATGCAACGCATGGGGTTTCAGCTCTATGCCGCCCATACCGCCGTCGAATCGTTCACCGACACCGTCTATTCCATCTCGGCATCGCTGCCCGCGACCTACGACGCGGCCGGCTACGGCGCCACCACCATCACCTACACCGCCATCGGCAAGGTCGAGAGCTTCATGCCCTACGGCTCCAAGCGCGCGATCAACGAGTTCGTGCCTGTCACCGGCGCGGTGGAATATCTCAAAGGCGTGCCGCGCTACGGTCAGGGTGAGCTGATATGCGGCGATGTGCCGGCCGATGCCGGCCAGGTCATCCTCAAGGCCGCCGAGGCTTCGCCCAACCATTACTCGCTGAAGATCACCTACCCGGACGGCGAGATCCACTATCTGGACGTGATCGTCGCCGGCTGGGAACTGGCCGCGGCCAAGGAAGGCGCGCCGTTGACGCGCAACGCCACTATCGGCGTGTGCAAGGCTCCCGTCGTCGTCGCCGCAGTTTAACCGATTTTATGCCAATTTAAGGAACGACCAAACATGGATATCAAGAACTTTGCCGTAGAACCCACCAGCCGCCTGCATCTGCGCGACGCCGGCGACGAGCTGATGTACGCCGACGCCGACAAGACCCTGCCCATCGCCGTCAACCTGTACGGCCCCGGCAGCAAGCAATACGCCAGGGCGCAGGCGGCGCAGAACAATCGCCTGGTGGATAAGCTCAGGCGCAAGGGCAAGATGGAACAGAGCGCCGAGCAGCTCGCGGCGGAGAAAGCCGAATTTCTCGCCGGCTGCACCCATGGCTGGGAAAATATGGAATACGACGCGCTGCAGGATGATGCGCTGTCGCTGGCGGTATATGCCGACCTGAGCATCGGTTTTATCGCCGACCAGGTGGCCAAGCATCTGGGTGACTGGAGCAATTTTACCAGGGGCTCGGCGAAGAGCTGAGCCTGTACGTCCGGCAACTGGCATGGCTCGCCGCCGTGCCAGTTGCACCGGAACCGCCGGGGGGCAACTCCGGAACCAAACCCGCGCCGGCGCGCGAATCCCGCAGTGAAATCCTCAACAAGAACGGCGTCTCCGACCCGGAGATGCCGTCCTGCGACGCGCTTTACCTGGTCGATTACCTGTTCGAGGTCGGCCCGGTGGCATCGTCAGGCATGGGGCCGGTGCCGTTATCGCACGCCGAGATTAGCGCCTGGCAGCACAACACCGGCATCGCGCTCGATGCCTGGGAGGCGCGCACGCTGCGCGCCCTGTCGCTGATCTACCTGGGCGAATCGCAGCGCGCCACCGCGCTCGACCACCCCGCGCCGTGGGCCGATGCGCCCTACGCGCGACTGCACGTCAAGGTCAAGGCCGCAGCCACGCAAGCCGCCATCCGCGGCCTGGCCAAACTCTAGGAGACATCATGCTGGCAGGCACACTCGAATTGCAGATGACCGCCAACCTGGCGCGCCTGGCCGACGATATGGGCAAGGCCAAGTCGATGGTGAGTGGCACCATGGGCAACATCGAGCAGGCTATTGCGCGCGTCAAATCGGCCTTCGCCGCGCTGGGCATCGGCCTCAGTGTGGGTTATTTCATCAGCCTGATCAAGGGCAGCATCGATGCCGCCGATCATCTGGGCAACCTGAGCAAATCCACCCACATCGCCGTCGGCGACCTGGCCGGCCTGCGCCTGCTGGCGCAGCAGACCGGCACCGACCTCGACGGGCTGGCCAAGGGCATCAACAAGATGTCGGTGGAGATGGGCAAGGATCCCGAAAAGTTCCGCGCGCTGGGCATCACGGCGAAGGACAACATGGGCGCGTTCAAGCAGATGGCCGACCTGTTCAACCAGTTGCAGGACATCAACCAGCGCAATGCGCTTTCCAATGCCGTGTTCGGCAAATCGTGGGCGGAGATGGCGCCGGTGCTGGCCGAAGGCAGCAAGCATATCGGCGAGGTGGTGGAGCAGGGCAAGCGCTTGTCCGGCATCACTGATCCGTTAGTCGAGCAGGCCAAAGAGCTCAATGACAAATGGGCGGCGCTGGGCGGTACCGGCGGCTTCCTCACGCGCATGATCGGCCCCATGCTGCCGCTGCTCAATAGCTTGGCTGACTATATGCTCAAGGCGCAGGAGAGGGCACAGGGTATGGACACCGGTTTCCAGCCGCTGCTGGAAACGCTCAAAATAATGGCTCTCGGGTTAATGACTAGTATTACCCTCATAAAAGAAGCGGGATATCTTTTGGCTGGACTGGAAGTAATCTCCAACAGGCTGGCGCATGGGAAAATCGAGGGGACTGGAGCGGTCTGGAATGCGATGTTGGAGGACATCAAAAAAACAGATCAAGAATTACTGGATTTTTATAATCACGTTAACAATCCGCCTAAGCCCGCCGACGATACGCTGGCCCGGATGAACGCCGGTGGCGGCAGCCGAGCCGGAGATGCCGCCGCCGCGAGAAGGGCGGCGGCCTTCCTCGCTGCGAATAATGCAGCCGCCGCCAAGACAAGCATGAACAATCCCTGGGCGGATGCCATGCGCGATCTGGCGGCCTATATCAAAAAGCTGGAAGAAGCTTCCGCGCCGCAGCAGAGCATGTCGGAGAAGCTGCAGGCCGAACTGGATGCCTTCCGCGGATTGAACGGGGAACTGCCGAAATATCTGCAATATCTGGTGGATGTGACCAAGCTCAACGAGGACGATGCCGCCTACCTGCAACGGCAACTCGACCAGGAAGACGCCGCCATCGCCACGGACAAGGCCACCCAGGCGCTGCGCGAGCAGGCCATCGCCTTGCGCGAATCCGCCAATCCGTTGGAAGAATTCAGCAGGAAATGGCAGGAAATACTCGCGCTGCGGCAGAAATTCCCCGACATCCTCGACGATCAGGCGCTGGCCGCGATTGCCAAGAAGCTGTCGAGCGAATTCGGCAAGTCTGCCGACGACGTCACCGAATTCTGGCGCCAGGCCGCGCACAATATGCAGGATGCCATGTCGAGTTTCTTTTTCGATGCCATGCAGGGCAAGCTGAATAATCTGGCCGACAGCTTCAAGGCCACCATCGACCGCATGGTGGCCAACGCCATGGCGGCCAACCTGTCGCAATATCTGTTCGGCAATTTCACCGGCGGCGGCGACCTGGGCGGCGTGGTGGGCGGGCTGGTGGGCGAGTTTTTCCATGGCGGCGGTTCCGTCGGAGTATCGATCCCGATTGATTTCAGCAAGATCAGCAATTTCGGCGGTGCGCGCGCATTCGGCGGGGATGTATTTGCCGGAAGAAATTATCTAGTCGGCGAACGAGGTCCGGAAATATTCAGGGCGCCTTCAAATGGAACAATCGTTCCGAACGCGCCGGCTTCGCAAAACAATGCGGACGCGACGAGCATGACCGTTTATCAAACCAATCATTTCGCGATTTCCGCCCCTGTGACTACGAAAACCCAGAAGCAGCTCGCCGCCGCAGCCTATGAAGGCGCGATGCGCGCCGCGCGGAGCAATCTGTAATGGCTTTCAAAAACATTTTATTCCCGATCGATATCAGCTATGGCGCCACGGGCGGGCCCGGCTTTTCCACCGACGAGGTGGAATATGGCGGCGGCAACGTGCAGACCAACGCCAATTGGGGCGACCTGGCGTTGTGCCAATACGACGTGGCGCATGCCGGTCGTATTTCTACCAAATTCAACGATTTGCTGGCGTTCTTCCGCATCGTGCGCGGCAAGGCCAATTCATTCCGTTACGAAGATCCCATGGATCATCAATGTCTGGCGGCGGATGGCCTGCTCGGCACCATCGGCGTCGGCACAGGCCTGCCGCAATACCAGGCTTACAAGACCTATACTTTCGACAGCGAATCGGTGCTGCGCAAGCTGATCCTGCTGGTGAGCGGCACCGAAACCATCTACCGCAACGGGTCGCCGGTCGCGGTGGGTGCCGGTGCCGGCAATATTGCCATTGACGATCTGACCGGCTTCATTACTTTCGTGCCGGATGCCATCGCCAGTGCTTCCAGCATCACAGTCGGCGCCACCACGCAAGTGGTGCTGCCCACCAATCCCGGCACCTTGACAGCCGGAAAATTGCTGTATCTGACCGGATTCACCGGCGCCGATGCCGCGCTGGTCAATGGCCTGGCGCATGCCATCAACAGCATTTCCGGCACCGGGCCCTACACCTTCACGCTGGCCACCAACACTGCCGGCAAGACCATCACACTCGGTTCCGGCGAAGGCAAGAAATATCCGCAGGCCACCGATGCGCTGACCATTGCCTGCGATTTTCATGTTAAATGCAAATTCGGCATCGATAATTTGCGCGCCGCGCAAATCATCCCCGATGGTTTCAGCTGGAGCGGCATCCCCATCCTGGAGCAACGCTGATGAGCCGAAGCTACAGCCCGGAGATGGAAGCTCACGTGCAGGGCGATACCACGTTGGCGCATTGCGTCACCGCCGTGCTCAAAAACGGCACCATTTACGGCTTTACCAGCTATCCCGCTGATTTGGTGATTTCAGGCATCACCTATGTCCCGGGATTCACTCCGTCCTCGATCAGCACCAGCGCCAAGCTCAATGTAGACAATCTGGAAATCCAGGGCGCGCTGATCGCCGACGCCATCGACAAGGAGGATTTGTTCGCCGGGCTGTGGGATTTCGCCGAAATCACTTTTTTCGAGGTCAATTATGAAGACCTGAGCATGGGCATCAAGGACGCGCGCCGCGGCTGGCTGGGCGAAGTCAGAACCGGCAGGCAGGTCTTCATCGCCGAATGGAACAGCCTGGCCAAGAAACTGCAGCAGACCATCGGCGAATTGTATTCCGTCACCTGCCGCGCCAAACTTGGCGATGCGCGCTGCAAGAAAAACCTGACCGCCTTTACTTTCCCCGGCACGGTGGATGCCGTTACCAGCAACCGCCAGTTTACCGATGCCGCACTGACGCAGGCCGATGGCTATTTCGACGGCGGCGAACTGATCTGGACCAGCGGATTGAATGTCGGCCTGACGATGCAAGTCAAGACCTACACCGTCGGCGCGGTATTGTTGCAATTGCCGATGCCTTATGCCGTGCAGGCGACCGATGCTTACAACATCGTGGCAGGCTGCAACGGGGTTTTCCGCGATATTCCTGCGCTTGGAATCATCGGCCACTGCATCTCGAAATTCAACAATGGCGTGAACTTTCAGGCAGAACCGGACGCCCCTGATGTCGGCTCGCTGTACGAGAATCCAGCATGACCACGCGCCAGCAGATCATCGACGAGGCGCGCACCTGGCTCGGCACGCCGTTCCATCACCAGGGCCGACTCAAGGGAGTGGGGGCGGATTGCGCCGGCGTGGTCGATGGCGTGGCCAGGGCATTCGGTTTCACCGGCAACATTCCGGCCAATTACGGCCGCCAGCCCGACAAGAATGCCATGAAGCGCGTTCTGGATGAACACATGGATCCGATCCCGGTGGCCGAAGCCACTATTGCCGACGTGCTGTGGTTTGCTTTCGACGGCGACCCGCAGCACGTCGGCATCATCACGGATATCGGCATCCTGCATAGCTATTCTTTACGCTCGCATTTGTCTGGCCTTGAAGCTGGGCGGTGTGTCGAACATCGTCTGAATGATCTCTGGCGCAAACGCATCCGTGGCGCATGGCGTTTCCGGGGGATCGACTAATGGCGTCGCTTATTCTGGGTGCTGCTGGCGCTGCCATCGGTGGAGAGTTCTTCGCTGCCGGGATGTTTGGAATGTCAGGAGCATCTATCGGATGGTCGCTTGGCTCGGCCTTAGGGTCTGCCTTATTCCAACCCAATTTGCCGGACATCAACGGCCCCACCATGTCCGATACCTCGGTGCAGTCGAACACCTATGGCAACATGCGCGAAATCCGCTACGGCACCAACCGCATGGTGTGCAGGAACATCATCTGGTCGACCAAAAGAATCCCGACTGAGCACACCGAAACCTCAGGCGGCAAGGGCCCCCCTAGCCAGTCGGTAACCACCACCAGCTATTCGGTCAGCTTCGCGGTTGCTCTCGGGGAATGCGGACCTGCGGGCATCGCCGGTGTGCGGAAACTTTGGCTCAATAAGAACCTGGTGCGCGATTGGTCATCCACCAACACCGGCTTCACGGGGGATGACGGCAATATCCGGGTGTATTCCGGGGCCGATACCCAATTGCCGTCGGCACTGATGGAAGCGCATCTCGGCGTGGGCAACGTACCAGCCTATCGCCGTACTCCCTACATTGAATTCGAGGATTTGCAGCTTGCGCCTTACAGCAACCAGATGCCGCTGGTCGAGGCGGAAGTGGTCGAAATCGGCACCTGGGCTGCCGGCACCACAAAGGTGCTGGACAACTCCGCCGGCTACTACTACATGATCGAACATCCCTATATCCAGGGGGTCATGCTGGCGCTATGGGAAAACCCCTCCACCCATGCCAGCGAACTGCATGTCATCGATTATGTGGACAACACCATTCAGATTGTCGCGCTGGGTCATTCCACAATGGGGTACATGTGCTATGTGCCGACCACCGATGAGTTTTGGATCGCCACTGGCGTCGATGCCACCATCAATAATCCGCAACCTGTTGCTGTCGCCGTAAGTGCCCAAACCTATCAGATCACGCGCAATATCATGATCAACGAGCCGGGAACATCCAATACTTTCGGGGCATCTTATTGTGATCACCCAGTTTATGACCCGACGTTGGATGCGGTCTGGTTTTTCTGCAACACGACATCCCCAACGGGTGGCATCAATGTTGTAGACGTGCAAACAGGGAATTATATAACCAATGCGATCAATATCGGCAGCATCACGCCTTGGTTTACGTCATCAAATTTTGCCTTCGGCAACGGCAAGCTAGTGCTGGGAACTTTTTACGGAAACCTGCTCATATTTTCCGACCGCCAATACCTGGCCATTATCCCCACCGCGACAGCAGCAGCTTACAACATCTATTATGATTCGCTGCGCAACCGCTTCTTTTGGTACTACGACACCGGCAAAGTGCGCACCATCGATGCCGCCACACTCGTTGTAACGGAGTTCACCAACACGCTTTCCGTTTCCGCGCCCGGCGCGGTGATGGGTTATCACGCGGCCTACGACAAGGTATTTATCTTCACACCCGGGGGGGCGAATTATCAGCTTCAGCAACTCAATGCCGAAACGTTCGCGGTAGAAAATACCTGGAATATTGCCTACAACATCGATCCATCGACAGGCATCGTGCAATGCCCGCTGACGCCGGAATACGTTGGGTGGATTGGTAATAATCCTGAACTGTTCCCGCTGGTGCCGCGCCTGACGCCGAACACGTCATATCTGTACCAGGCAGTCGCCGATATCTGCGGCAAAGTTGACCTCGCGGCGGGTGACATCGAGGTCAGTCAGCTCATTGATGAATTGCCTGGTTATGTAATTGATCGGCAAATGACAGCGCGAGCAGCTATTGAAACGCTGCAGCCGGCCTTTTATTTCGACGCGGTGGAGTCCGACTGATGGCCATCGGCAAACTAAAATTCGTCAAGCGCGGCGGCGCAGTGGTGGCCACATTAACGGCAGATGACCTTGCAGCGCACGAATAT